GTGGGTGTAGACGCCCGAATGGCGACGGGCAAAGCGAAGAACCAATTGGCGAACGTTGGACAAAAAGCGTCCGCCGAAGTAGCACGTGTTGGTATGCAATCTCGTTCTGGTGTGGAGCGAGTTGGCGAGCGAGCAAAAGCGATCGAAGCACAGGCACAAGAAGATGTCTCCAATGTCCGAAGTGCTTTCGCCAATTAATTATTATATAGACATATATTATTATGATGCCCGGTATGATTAAGAAGAGCGGGTTGATGGACCTCAAAATCCCAATGCGCCCAAGTATTTTGACCCGACCAGATTTGAAGATTAAGGGACAAATTCAAAAAGCACTCCAGACATTTAAAACAAGATAAAACAAGAAAGTTTTTGATTAAACTGTTTGACAAATTATATAACTGCATTGTATATAATCTGTCATAATTAATTTCTCCGTATAAATCAAATGGAGGATACGAACGAAAACGAGCAAATCGACAAAACCCCGCTTTTGAAACCAAAGCAATCCAGACCACCACCGAGTGAAAAGCAAAAAGAGAATTTCAAAAAGATGGCGGCAAAACGAGCAGAAAATATTCAAAAGCGAAAAGAAGATAAAATTTTGGACGCAAAACGCGAACTTTTGGCGAAAGAAGGTTACGTCAAACAAGAGGTTAAAGTTGATGAGAAACAACACATTCAGTTCAACGTAGTTGATGATGATGAAGAAGACAAAGAAGTCCCACCCCCACCAAAAAATACAAGAGGAAGATCACAGCAGAAAATAAAAAAGGAGAGGACTCCAACCAAAAAATCCGTAAAAAAACAGGAAGTTATTAAGGAATCTTCCAGCGAACAAGATTCTGATTCGGGGTCCAATAGCGATTCCAGTGAGGAAATAGTTGTCATTCGTAGGACAAAAAAAAAGAAGGAAAAGGCACTCCCTAGACCAGAGCGGAAACAAAACGTTAAGGCGTATTCACATTATAGTGATGAAGAAGACGACCCAGTTCCTCCATCTAATTTTCACGATTATTTTGTGTAATTATTTTTTATAATATAATTTATTTTGTTGTACTATATTATAATGTCCCTTCCGAAGAATCTGTTGTATCAGAATAAAGTAGACGCAATGGGTGCTCGACCTTATACGTCCAATATCCAACCCCAAGGTGCCCAGTCTTACAGTACAAATGATGTGATGATTTTCAACATTCCTTGCAACAGAAACACTGTGTTGTCTCCCCAAGACACATACTTGAAGTTTAATATGACCGCCACAAACGGCGCCGTTGCTCAAGATTGGTTACGTCTCAGCAAGGCAGCAGCCCACGGTTTTATCCAAAGAATCCGCGTGTTCCATGGTTCTCAATTAATTGAAGACCTAGACAATTATGGTTGCCTTGTTTCCCAATTGGTAACCCATCAACGCTCTGCTGACGCCAACTCGTATAAGGGTTCGGTCGTGGAAGGATTCGAGGAATCTTGTGCTATTCTTATTAACGGGTCCGGTGCCGGTGTTACCGTGCCCACGTATGCTGTCAACGCATTACGAGGACAGAGAATTGCCAATCCCCTTTACGGTGCTGCTGCTGGTCTCGCCATCGGTGCTGTAACCACTGTAAGAACCTACTGCATTCCTCTAGTGTCCATTTTGGGTTCATTGTCGGACAAGTACATTCCCCTATTTTCCATGACGTCGTCACCCCTCCGCGTCGAGATTCAGTTGGTGAATAGCACACTTATCCCATTTGTGTCCATTAGTGCCGTTGCTTCGTTTGCTCTTACCAACGTGGAAATCATTGGTTCATTCATCGAGTTGAGTGACCAAGCATTAGCAGTTGTCCAACAGGCGACTGCTGGCGCCCCCCTTACGATGGCGGTGAACAGATATGCGAATCTCGTCTACAACGCTACTCTCAATAATGCCACTACTAACGTGTCGTGTCCAGTTCCTTTTAAGTATTCTTCGGTACAGGCAATTATAAATACTATTCGTCAACACCCGGGTGGCGCTCTCACATTTGATGCATTTGGTTCATTTCATTTCAATATTAACGAGTATTGGTTTGCGTTTGGAAGCGAATCTCTTCCTAGCAAGCACCCTGGTTCTTCTTCTACTGGCGGCGGAGATAGAAGCACGATGTTCAATTACTATTGCTCAGCATTAGGGTCCACATACGATCTAACATACAATCCTATGATTTCATTACTTACATACGATACTCTCGCTGTTCCTCAAGCTTCTGCAGAGACTGCCAACACATCTGTCGGAAACTACTCATCTGTTTCTGGGTCTTTCGGCATTGGGCAAGAGTTGGTTTCTTACCCGTCTTCAAATGTTGACCAGATGTTCAGCGGCCGCAATACTAGTACCGAAGATGTGTACCACAATATGATTTTCAACGCAAACGCGACCACACCTGCTGTGAGATTCGATTACTTTTGCTTACACCACGCTGTTCTCATTTGCGAGAATGGTCAGATGACTATTAGATATTAAAAACTTATAAAACGCAAACCATATACCGTAACAAGAATAAATAACAAGAACTCCTACATAAATTTAACCAAAGATTGATGATTTATACCAGTATAAACTTCGATTTAAACACTTTGACAGCATAAATGGGTTTAACCCAATATAAACGAGCAAATAAAATATTTTATTTGCTCGTTTATATTGGGTTAAACCACAGTTTAACGTATTTGATAGCATAAACCAGTTTATGCTAGTATAATCCATCAACGCAAGGTTAAACCGCAACCCCAAATTATAATATTTTGTATATATATGGATTACAAAATATTACCCTACTCATTTGCACGTGCGAAAGAACTTGGTGTTAAAATAAAACCCTCTCAAAAGAAAAACAAGAAGATAGATGTGTTCAAGAATAATCAACTTGTTTCATCTATAGGACAACTCGGCGCAAAAGACTATCCCACATATATTAAAGAAAAGGGAAAACCTTATGCAGACAAAAGAAGAACACTATACAAATCCAGACACGAGAATGATTTGTCAAAAATAGGAACGACCGGATATTACGCTAACAAAATTTTATGGTAGAATAATATTTAGAGATGAGATTGAACGCAACCATTGAGACCATCTTCAGTAACAATTTCGGTAACGTCTTTTCCATCATATACAACAAGGCAAACTGGACTATCAACTCCGATTTGACCTTGAGACAAAATTTGATTCTCGAATCTATCAATACAAAATGCTCGGTGTTTCTTGCTTTTCAAATGATGAGACCAGTCCATCTTTGAACCAGACCAACCACAATCACAATTCTTCCTGACAGCATAATGCTGCTTGCATTTCTCCTTGTTGTAAACAGTCTTCTCCGTAATACAAGGAAGTTGACTATTCAGAGTATCCGTGTTCATCTTGATTAATGAATACTCGAGGAATGTAGCGGTCTTGTCATCGCAAACACATTTATGTAGTATGTCAACACTAAAATTATCCCAACCACCATTTTCTCGAATGAACGAGTACAAAGACTGGTCGCTCAATTTGCTTTTCGTCTTGTGGCAACCAATGCGTCCCTTAATGTTCGTTGTGCGTCCAATATATGACTTGGTAACGCTGGGGTCTTTACAGAAAATCTTATAAAACCAGTACATATTCATTGGGTCAATTGGTTGAGTTTCGCTTTCTACGATTAATTCCATTATAGACTATACAGAGATAAAAATATTCTAAAAACTAATTAATTCTAAAATAAACTAAATACGCCTTAATATATTCAAACACTTATTCATAAATTAAACTTTCATATAATGTTTGAACATCTGCCTTGGAAAGTCCAGACCGTAATGTGTTTGGTTTTCTTGTAGATAAAAACTGTTTTGGCACACCGGTGTAACCTTGATTTTTCATTGCGTCTTCTAGTTCGAGTTTCATCAAACTGGCGGAAAGAGTTGGCGCATCTCTTATCATTGGCGGTGTGACCAATGGAGGAACTTTTCCCTTGATTGGCGGAAGAACACTCGGCGCGGATAACTTTTCCTCTTTGATTTGGGGGATTGGCGGTAATACTTTCTTCGCCGGTTCAATGTCCGACTCAAATCTCAGAAGCGCTTCTTCTTGTGGAGTTAATTTAAATTCGGGAGTTGATTCAACAGGAGGCGCTTCCTCCTTTATCGGTGTTTCTGTGGGCGCTTCCTCTTTTATAGAGGGTTGGTCTCCATCTGGTGATAATTTCCATTCATCTGACGGTAATGCGTTTGGCGTTGTTCCAGATTCGTCTCCTTCCGCACTAAGGTCGAAAACTATGGGGAGGTATCGGTCGTTATTTGATGGTGCTTCATAAAAACGGGAAGTCATTGCTGAATCCGCTCCAAGACTGGATTCCCTCGGTTGACGAGGTCTTGAAAATCTTACGGGAGATTCGAATTCACTTTGCGTTTGCGGTTCTTCAACAACATCTACCTTTTTTCTTCTTGATGCGGCGCGTGTGCTTTTCACAAACTTTTCTACCTCCTTTTGTGAAGATATCATAAGTTCTTGTTCTTGTGCTGCGGTAAGCGGTACGGGCGCTAATGGCGCTGGGGGTTGTGGTTTGTCCGGTTTTATCACCTGCGTTATCGCTGGGTACCCCGGAAATACAAATGGCGGATTGTATGATGACTGGACCTCTCCGGTTTTCTTTTTTACTCCTTTTTGATTATCTCCAACATTTACTCTAACAATCTGCTGCGTTTGTGGTTTCAACTTTTTGATTAATTTTATTAAATCCTTATCAGATAACCCCTTCCGCTTTTTGCGAGATTTATCTTTCAAACTCTTTCGCTTCATATATAATATTAATATTATAATTTATTTCAATAACAATTCATTAAAGTTTTTAAACATTCTACTTGTTCTTAAATCAAGATCCAAATGCTGATACTGTTCATTGAAACAATAGTCATACAATTCCTGCTGCTTATCTTTTGATATACCAAATACTTCTTTTGCGATGCTATTCCACTCCTCCACGTTCTTTGGTTTGAAGATGGTAATGTAATTCATCTGCTTGCGCAAAATTTTGGGGAACATATAGTACGACTGTAGTGTGAATATCCAACTACAATTAATATGCCTTGTCTTTAATATCATTCTATTCAAACACTTAATCATATTCTTATCCTT